AGGCCACCAGGGCCTGCAAGTGAGCTGCCCAATGCTTTAAGCGCACCGCCCACGCTGCCGGATTCTTTCCGTACAGATTGGAACGACTGAATGAGTGGCTCGATGTTGTTGGCAATGGCTATGAAGCCGAAGGGAGCGTCAGAAGCTACCCTGCCAAGGTTGGAGAGTGCCAGCGTGGCCTTCCCTGAATCTGTGGTTGTTTTCTTGACGCTTTTGTCAAATGTCTCAACGGCGGCAGTGGCACGCTGAAGCCCTTGCTCAAGGCTCCGCGTGTCTGCGCCTATATTTATTTGAAGTTGATTGTCAGCCACCTTGCTCCTTTGACCGCAATTTACGAAACATCTCGGCGATATCGGCCTCTGTCACCCCGGCATCCGCGTCACCCGGCAGTTTCCAGAGTGCTTCAGGGCTGTCAGGTACCTTCTTGGGATCGCCCCACATCTTTGCCATCATGAACATGACGAGACGCGTGTTGCGGTAGTCGTGGATGAGACGTTCTTGGTAGCCTTCTATAATCAGCGAGACTTCCTTGAAGGTCAGCGCATCGTAATCACTGCGACCGATCTCACCGGTGACGTGCGCCCTTAATTTGTCCCAGCCTTCCTGCGTGTCGAGGTCGAACTTTTTTTTTGCTCTTCCTGCGGTGCTTGTTGAGTAGGCTGAAGAAACTTGGAGTCGTAGAATGCCTGAAGGATGGGAGTAAATAAATCGGGATTTCCGATATTACTATCAACCCAATCTACCACATCCTCAAAGGTGAAGTCCGGGTCTTCCTTCTTGATGTAGCAATTATTGAAAAGACCCCAGTAGATAATGACGGGCACGGCGGCAAGGTCTATCGAGTTATCCCCGAAGACCTTGCCAAGTTTTTGCATCTCCATGCCTATTTGCTGGACTGCCAGCATGCCGAACTTCAATCCTCGTGTACGGCCGAGGATGTCGGCTTGTATGTAACCGTTCATATTTGTGTGTGTAGTGTGAAAGCTTACGGAGTGATGTCAAGCGTGCCGGTAGATTGGATCGTCCCGGAGAAGTTGACATAGGCACCGCCAGCAGCATCTTGGTTGAGCGTCAGGTCAGTAATGTATGCTTCGCACTGGTGATAATAGACCGTTCCGATGGATGCGCCAGTGACCGTTGGATTCTGAAAGCGCACGGTGATCTTCGTCTTGTTCACCGTTGCCGTCAGCAGATCTTTGTAGCTGACTTGTGTGATAGTTGGTGCGACCTCGCACACTGCATCGAACGAGAAGGAGAAGCCAGGATCGCCCACACTTGTCAGCTTGCCGCAGTTGGTCTCATCTTCGTTGACCGTGACGGTAGAGTTAACGCTTGATGTGCGCAGGCAGACCAGCGTCTTGTAAGATGAGCCGCCGGCTACATCAATTTCAATGTTCTGAACCGAACCTTGTATTTGTCCCATTTTCCTTGTTTATTTTTCAATTAATGTCATATCAAAAGTAAGCAATTTCCGAACGAGCCATGCGCTGCCGTCCTGCTCGACAAGGTAGTTGCTCGATGCAAGCACCGGAGCCACGAATTGAAAGTCTGCATCTGTTAGCGTGGAGTATGGGAATGTGGTCAGCGTGTTCATCACTTCTGCCGCAATGCCATCAGTCACATCGTAGTCGAGCTGCTTGTATTGCTTGCTAACAATGTCAAGTGTTATGGAGCAATCATGGATAAAGATTTGATTGTTCCCAATCTGGGCATGCGTCATGCTGTTGATGTAAACATAATTGTCCGGCAGTGTGACAATGGGCAGTTGAGAATAGACGGTGATCGCTTTGCCGTCATAGGTCAGCGATGCCAGTGCGGCGGCAAATGCCTTGCGGAGTGATGTGCCTGGATTCTTCATCGCTTCTTTTTTACAATGTCGGTGATACGGCGAATAAGTTTGCTCCGTTCAGCCACGAATGACGGCCAAAGAAACGGCTGCGGTGCAATGCCGAACTTGTATATCTTCCGCGCAATGTTGACGGCGTGGTTTTTATCGCCCTTCTTGATCACCTTCTTCTTCGTTCCCCACTCATAGATTGAGTTCACGAACTGAGTCCAGTTGCCCTTTTTTGGTCTTGCTTTGATGGCAGCAGCCACCGGCTCCATCTCTGCAGGGACATCAACCTTGCCCCGTGTGCCGAACTCGATGTATGGCGCGTGGTAAGCGTTGGCAAATACCGAGTATTGCAAGGTAGTTAGCCGCTCACTCCCAATGCTATTGCGCAGCTCTGCGAAGTTGGCAGGAGCTTTGCGCTTTGCGGTTAGTGCCATCTTGTTCACGCTCGCTTGCATCTCGGCATCAACCTCCCTGCTCACCTCGTTGTCAATCGCGGCAAGTGCATTGATGACCCCCTGAACTCCTTTGAGTTGCAGATTCATATTGACACCCTCCGATAATATTGAGCCGCCATCATCGGGAAGTCAACGAGGTTGGCACCTTCGTTGCTCAAATCAATGCCACGGTTTTGGTATGTGTACGCCGTGATGCAGAGTATATCATTCTTAATATCGTCAGGGACGGAAATATAGCCACTTGTGAGCCATATTTCGTAAATGCCGGAGTGATATACCGACATCTGTGCACCATTGGCTCCAAAGGCCCTGTAATCGCTTGTAGAGCATCCGTCAACCATCACCATGTCGATGGACTGCACCGGCCCTGGCAGTTCATAAAGCTCGCCGGCAGTCATCTCAATCGTCAGATGCAGTTGGCGCGTGCCATAGTTCCGGCCGGTGTAGTTCTCGTGCCAGATGCGTGCGTTCTTGATAAGCGAACCGATCAGCGTGTCATCATCGCTGAACGCTATTTTCATGTAAGTCTTTGCCTCGGCCACGCTCACCGGCTCGGTGGTGTAGTCCTGCACTATCTCGGTATCTATGAGAAGGTTCATGCTTGTCGTTTATAGTCAGTGATAGACTGAAGCATAAAGTTACGAAGGTTCTCCAAGCTCTTCATCGGGTCAAGTTCACGGCTGCGAATCTTGGCCGCCTTGCTTGCCTTCTCGTATGCTTTCGGGTTAAAAAGTTTCTCGATCTGGTCAACCCATAGCTTGACTTCTTCTCTGTCAAAGTAAAGCCCTGCCTTGCCACAATTCTCCCGAAGTCCCGGAGTACCAGAGCTTACGACCGGGATGCCGCTGCACATCGCCTCGGTGGCCGTCCTGCCCCATGACTCATATTTACTCGGCATTATGAGGATGCGTGTCTTTGCATACACATCCTTGATAGTTGGAGTCTTCGGCAGCACGGTCACGTTCGGTGGTTGGTTGACGTGCTGGCCTTTGTCGGCAGGCTCGGAGTAACTGCCCATGACGCCGATGAACTTGCGATGAGGGAGTGCTTCAGCGATTTGCCGAAGGATGTGGCCGCCTTTGTTCTCGTCAAGGTTTATCAGCGTTATGGCTTCGTTATAGGATGGGTCAACATTTGTGTCATAGTGCCGCCAATCGCATGGAGGAGTGACCACGATGCTCGGATGCTCGTAGTTGAGCTGTGCTTTCGCCCATTCGGAGTTATACACGATGTACTGCGGGTCTTCAGCCCAAACGATCCGGTTGTATGTGCTCGTGTTGTGGATGAGGTGGAAAAGTGGTCTTTTGAACACTTGCGCAATGCCGATGCTCCAGTCGGTGTAGTCAAGGTGCGTCATGATGGCATCTGACCATGTCATGAGCCGCTCGATAATCATCTCCTCTGGTGGGAAGACATCAATACCGTCATAGGTGTACATTGAGTTGATGCGGTAGTGGTTGGCTTGATGGAGAAGGACGCGCACATCACCGCCATTCGCTTTTATGTCCTTGTTGATCCAATGCGCCATATATTCCGCACCACATGTGTGCTGCGGTGGGTAGAGGTGGATAGAATTGAGCAGCTTCATGGCTTGGTGATTTTCACGACAAGCATCATATACCCCATGTCATCCTCACGGCCATCCTTGATGATCTCAACGCCCTGAATGCCTATAAAATCGGTGAAGTGCCAAAGGCTTCGATGTGTCTCCAATTCGTTGCCGTACGCTGCCCCTTGCTCGATCCATACGGCGGGAGTGCTAATTAGCAGGATGCCGCCGGGATTCAATCTATTGTTCATTATATCGCTGATGATTGCATTGCCTTCATCTTTGTCAAAATGCTCAAGGACATCGGTCATGAGGATGCAGTCATGACATGCAATGCTTTGTCTGAAATATTCTTGAATTGTTATTTCATGCACAAAATCATAACACTGCCAGAGTGGTGACTTGTAATATTCAAATCCTTCAACGCCAATCAGCAAAGTTTGCTTGTAGTTACCCTTGATACCAACATTGAGCCAATTCCGGATGCCCGCACCATTTATGCCGTGACCTACACCAAGGTCAAGGATGGTCTTGGGGGAGTGCATGAGCACCTGACGCATGATGTCGCGGAAGGAAGAGTAAGAGCCGATGGGCATGGTGTGTGTGTTTATGTGT